AATTTTCTCATCGTGTTTCGTGCCCAGCCACGTAACCATTCGATCATGCTCGCCACAGCGAAGAACAATCCGACTAGCAAGAGTCTCCTGCACGACTGGCTCCGAGACTATCGGTGTCGTCGTACAGGCCGTCGCGAGGACGGCCACAGCTAAGAGGGCGGAGGGTCATTCCCGAGCCTCAAGCGCGGGAGCCATAGCCGCTCCCAGAATAGCAGCAGCTAAAGGGACATACCGCATCTGCCGTGGTCACCTTGGATGCGCCGCTTTGACTGCCGCAACGTGATCCACCCACGTTGTCGTGCCGTCAACTGAATCGTGATACTGCATGTCAAGCTGATCGCCCCAGAAACCATATGCTGCGCGCCTCAGTTCTGCGTAGTCAGGGACCGGCTCGACGTAGGCAATGACCTCGGCCTCGCCAGCCTCGATCTCTGCCAGCATCGTTGCGCGGTCAGTGTTGTTGGGATCAGACGGGATGCTCTTGTTGCCGTCTTGAAAAATGCCCGGCGAAGTTTCTGTGTATGTTTTCATTTCTATAACTCCGCTGTAAACTCAAGATAGCGTCCGCCACTGTCATCGGACAGCAGCCGTGCCGGATCACCAACCGTTAGCCCCGACGCCACAGTGAAATAAATCTGCCCGACACCTTCTTGCGGCACAGCCAGAGTTACCCCAGTCGTATCTATCAGTGTTGGCCCCGTGCCCGTCTGGACCCTGAAATCTGTTGCACCAGAGGCCGCGCCAGTTGGGTCAGCACGCATCGGTGTACGCAAGAAAAATGACCCATAAGCAGTTGTGGTCGTATCACAAAAGCCAAGGGCTGCAATCTCTTTGTGGGCACCAATATCGTTGTATCTTTGGTAATACCTGTCACACCGCGCCAACTCCTCGCCAACGCCGCGATGCTCAAACGCCGTCGCCACCTCACCCACCTCAAGCTGGACGCCTGTGATGTAAATGTTATTACTCGTTGAATCGAGTAGATTCTGCTGGTTGGATGTGGCAAAAGAGGGATAGCCACCAGCCCAAGCATCGGCGGATATTTGGTGATCGGACCCGGCAATCAAGGGAAAACTAACATCAATACCCCGGCCAGTATTGTTATCTATTACTCCCGAGGTATCTCCAGGGATCACTATACTGAAGTACTCAAAGGTATCAGCGGAGGCAACTGTAAACTCTGCCACATAACTTCTGGTAGCACCATCTTGGCGGCAAAGACCAACACAGTGAGTTCCTGTTTTTGGAGACCTAATCCAAAAAGATAGGGCAAGAGGTCTTGCGGATGCGGTCCCGAACCTAAGCTGTTGTAAATCTTGAGCCTCTATTCGTTGCATAATGGCGGTGGCTTCACTGGCGTAAACCGCCGCTTCTGCTGTCGTGCAATTAACCTGCAAGCTGTACCCAAACTCACTAGAGGGAACTGTGGTGGATTGTGATGAAGTGAAACGTGACTGTGTCCCCCCGCCTGTACCAAATGACACCCAGCGATCCAGCGCACTTAGAGCCTCCGGCCCGCCCTGGCCAGTTAGCGTGCCGCGCTGCGAGATTTTCATATCGCCGTTGATCAGCAGATTCCGCCCAGTGAACGGGTTCGAGCCGAACCGGACTTTCTCGCTGCCGCCGACGACGACCCCTAGCTGGTCGGCTGCTGGGAAGTAGAGACCGGTATTCAGGTCACCCGTGTTGGTCAGGGCCGGAGTTCCCACGGCCCCATCAGGCAGAATGAACGGGTTCGCGACCGTCGCGCTGGTCCCGTCGAACGTGAGATGCGCGGACCCTGCGAGGCTTCCAGAAGAATTGTATTGAATCTGCGTATTGCTGCCCCCGGCGCTGGCTTCCGATCCAAGCTGGCTGGTGACCTGGAAGCTGGTGCCGTCGTAGACCGCCGTGACGATCTGGCTGGCCTCGATGTCACCCGATGCGATGTCCTGGTCGTTCTTCTTTTTCAACGCCTTGGTGCCGAGCGTGTTGACGTTCAGCGTCGAGGCCGTGGTCGAGGCGGCTCCCGCCTTGAAGGTAATCGCCTGACCAGCGGCGTAGGCCGTGATGGCCGGCGATAGAGCGATCACATAGGCATTCGCCGTGCCGGTGTCGGTGGCCTGGAACGCCGCAGCGTTAGACTGAATCTGGTTAACGGTCGCCACGTCGGTCTTCGCCGTGCCGTCCGCCACCAGCGTGATGCGGTTCGAGCCGATGTCGAGATTGCCGGTGGCGGCGTTGCTGCCGCTCTTCTCCAGCGTCGCGTTGATCCCATCGGCCAAGTCCTGATCGTGCGTATCATGGCGCGTAGCCAGGATTTTGGTCCCATCGTCGCGATCCTGAGCCCACAGGGTCGCCCCGGTGTTGACCCCGTTGGTCCGCGTGAAAGCTCCACCACTCCAAGGCATTACTGTCTCTCCTCATCTGTAGCCGCCATTCTCATGCCAGCTTGAATTAAAAAGGCATTGATGGCTCTTTCTCTCGCTCTTTTCGCCGGTAGTGAGACATCCTTCACGAGAAGTTCCGCCATAAGATCAGGGTTATTGATAGCTTCAATCAGTATATTGCGGATGCCAAGGCGAGGGACTTTACCAAACCATTTACGCGATGCCTGGGAAGCGGCATGGGCCATCACCAGCGATGACCCCACATTCTGTTTGATGGGGCTTCTCTGTGCCGCTTGAGTACCAATCAGTCGAAATGCCAGATCAAGCAAATCATTGGGTTGACCTAAGAGATCATCCATCTGTCTCGGATCATTCATCGCCATCTCCAGCTTAGTGAAGCGATCAATGACAGCATCAAGCCCCTTATCGTGTTCTGGCGTTAGAATGCCGACCCTCTTCAATACCTCCCGCAATGTTGGCTGGGGTGGCGCTCCCCTTACTGGGGCGCGGATTGGGAGATCGAGAATTTCGGATAGCTTCAGACCAGATATAGCTTGGCCCTCTGCGCTCCTGGATCGACTCAATAATTGCTCGAATAGCGCATAGCGCAGCCCCTCCATAGCTGCTTTATCGCCCCGCGCTACCCGCGCTAAATCACGAAACTTTTTGATGGCATCTGTAGAATCCAGAGCCTCAGAGATTCTCTTACGTGGATCAGAGACAATCAGAGCAGCATTCGAAATCTTGTTCGCATAGTGCTTCCCTTCGTCTACTGCCCTCTTAATCTCTTGGAGCCTCACTGTCGCTTTTTCCAAGTTCCCAAACTGGTCAAGCCCAAGGTCTTGTATGGCCCCCTCATTTGCCTTCATAAAGGATCGCAGTCCGGCCAGATTCACCTTGCCCGACTCATCAATCGTGTCTGCCGCCATGCGTAATAGAAAATCAGACTGCAATATGGCTAGTTCGGTGGGCTCGCCTAGTTGGCGCGGCAGTCCAGCAGCCACGCGAAGGGCTGCGGAAATAGGCTCGTGTGGACGACTAACCGTGCCGGCGTAGCCTGGTAGCGCTTCTGCTCTCCTTAAACGCCCGAATCCCACGCCGTGTCGGACATAGGGGGAGCCCGTCAATGACACCTCAAGCGCTGCATACGGGTGTATTGTCTCCCCCCCTATCCGCCGGAAGAGTTTCCCGCCAGGGCCACGGAGGAAGTTTTTCGCAAATTCCTTATAGAACTCCCTCGCAGCAATTCCTGTCGCGTCGAAGGCCAAATCATCAAGTATACCAGCAGCCAGATCACCAAGAACGCGAGCGCTGTCGTGTCCTTCTCTGGAGCTTGCCAATCGACGCGCCTCCCTCAATAATTTCGTGCGGAGATGTTTGAGTTGTCCAGACGTAACGGTATTTGCAAGCTCACCAGTTTTCTTATCCGTTTTTACTAGTCTCCGTATCGCCGCATCGAATCCAGTAGGGAGAGCCTCCCCAGGAAGGAAATCCTTAGTCACCTTACCAAATGCCGCCGCAAGATTCTCTGGTATGACAACCACCCCAGCGGGAATAGCATCAAACAACTCTTCATTATGCGCTCTAGCCAACTCGTTCGTTCGGGCCAACACCCGTCGAGCCTGCTTACTTATGTCCCTCTTATCAGCAGCGCCAGGAATCCTTACCCTAGAAGCCGCCTGTCGTTGTAACTGGAGTCCCCTTTCGTATATCCTAGTTAACGCGCTCACGTGGGCACTGGCGCGAGCCTTCGCAGCGGCTATCAAGGCATCTATATCCCCCACCTGTTGCAACTGGCTCCACGCACTATGGCCTTGAGTGATAGCCCTCCTAGTAGCCTCCTCAACCGCACCACCAAGTTCCTGGGCCGAACGTGCCAGATATCTCTCGATAACACTCAGAGTAGCGCTCCCACTTAACTGAGCAGGCGTTCCCGCTATGCCCCTCGCACGCGCTAACTGTATATCCTCTGCAGCTTTAGCAGCCGCCTCTGGCCCCTCTGCGTCTCTAAACACGAGTTGTAACTTTTCAGCCGCCTTTCTCGTTCTCGCCTGCGGACTGACATAGCTCAAACCGAAATCCCGCCCTGCTCTCGCTACTCTCGGTCCATAACGCAGCGCCATAGCAAGGGGCGCGAACGGAGTCCCCGTTTCCGCCAGTGCTCTCGCATGGGGATCGCCCGGAGCCAGTTGCTCGGCTACTGCTGCGCCACCACCTGATAGCAGCGCGCTGCCTACTTCACCAGCCGCCGCTCGACGGGGATTTTCCCTGATCGAGTCAAGAATTTGCCCTAAGAAGCCTGGTGCCTTCACGCCACGAGCCGCTGCACTAAAGAAGGGGAATGCTGATAAACCAGTGCCCGCTATAGTCTCACCGGCAACGGCGTAAGGACGCTGGCTCTTAGGAACCTCAGAGATATCCCTGTAGCCCGCCCCTGTACGGCTAAGAATATTCCCCATCATCTTACTGCCAAGGAAGGGCTCATCACTGACAGGGGGGATTGGGCGTATTTCCCGGCGCTCCTGATAAGAAGTGGGTAAGTCTTCTTCTGGAACATCCAACTGACGTTTAATCTCTCGAAAGGTCAAAGAAGTGGCCTTTCGCACTAACTCTTGAAACGGCAACTGTAGAATTAAGTCGGGAATGTTGTTCATCAAATCTACAGCACCGCCAACTACGTCCCGTAACAAGGTCGTAGTGGCTCCCCGACCAACAGCACCCAACTGTTCGCCTATGGTATCCTCTTTCAACCGAGCACCAGTGAAATCGGGACCGTCACCGCCCTGACGCGGTGGGGCATCAGCCAAAGCCGCTGGTACTGGCTCCCCGACCAGTGTCGCTCCTTCAAAATAATCAGTAGGCATTACGGAACAACCTTCTACTTAACAAGCTTCCACTCGCCGTTGCCATCTCCCCCCTCCATACTTACCTTCTCGCGCAGGTTCCCCTCCCCGTCCATCATTCTAGCCCCTAGGGGCTGATCCCCCCAATTGATGACCCCTTGTTCATAAGCAGAAACTGACTGTGCCAAGATGGGTAAATAATATCTTAACTCTTCTAAAGCCGTTCTGGCCTCAGAGCGTTTTAATCCCTTTAACGCATTCTTCCCCTGGAGGCTTAACACACCTGCGATCTCTCTATATCGCTTCTGAAGTTCCGGTATAAGAGCCCTGATTTTAGCCACGTTAGAGGAATTTGATGAGCCTGGGTCTGGCATTGACTCACGAACTAACCGCTGAGTCCACACAGCGACTCGTGGGGATATCGTTCTTGCCACGCTCGCCATTATCGAGAGTCCAAGCAGCCTAAGCTTCTCGGCTTCCTTTTGTGTTCTTTCCGCAAAACCATAAAGAGGATCTTCCCCGACCCACCCCGCAGCCGCAGAAGTCCCCCTGGCAACCAATCCGCCAAAATCACCCGTACTAGCCGCTTCCAAGTTAATACGACTTGGACTATATAGATCAGGATCATCTATGAATATCTTCGATAGATCATCCAGCGTTCCAATCCCGAAAACATCCTCTACACGGTCGCCAACATCCTCATCAAGACCCTCATAAGACTGTACCGTCTTGCTCGTAAGAATGCCGTAGTCCAAGAATTGCTTAAAGTCTGGGTCTCGAACATCAACCGCGAATTGGTCGCCCGCTCTGCGATGACGGCCCTTCCAGACGAATGGTGTCACGACCTCAAAATTATTTAAGTCTGGATCGATATCCTTTAGAGGCTCAGTCCTCGTGTATATCGGCTCCGACTGTTTTTGATCTTCCTCGAACGCGGCCTTCGATATCGTTACCTTGCGACCATCAAGTGTGTAGACCAGCACGTCCTCCAACAGTCGTTTCTGCTCCTCAGCAGTCGCATCAAAAAATCGATCCGCACTCCCTAACGCATCTATCTCGGATGCCCAGTACTCCATCATCCCTAAATCTTTATCCTGCCGAGCCAGGGCAAGCTGCTCATGCGCCTGAGCAAGACGCCCCGCTTCCCATCTATCGCGGGCTCTACCCCTAGCAGCAGCAAACTCACCAGCAAACTCACCGGGGGCAACCCCCGCTGTCTTTAGCATCTCCGGTGTAAGTTCGAGCCCGTCATCACTGACATCAGGCATATCCAGACGAGTATACTCCGGGCCTATAAGAGGAGTGCCACCCCGAAACCTCTCATAGTGTGGCTCACCAGACGGATACCCCTCGGCACCAATCAATATGTTACGGGCATCCTCACCCGCCCATTTGCCTGATACGGCATATGCCAGTTGCTGGGCCGCATCGGCCCACGGGCTCTTGGCATAGGGATTTGCTCGGGGCTGGATAGGAGTAAGCGATCTCGCCCCCAGTTCCCGCTGTCGGAGTCGCGCCAGGGCAGCGCGTGGATCGGGAGTGAAGCTAAGTGCCATATCAGGTTGGCCTCCCTATCCACGATGCCAGCAACGTGACCGGGACGCCTAGCGCTGCCGCCTGACGATCAAGGTCGCCCCCATAACGAGCCTGTAGCTCGGAACTACCAAGCGCCGCCAGTTCAGTCAGATCAACTGGTGCCGGCCCCTGTGAAGCCCCCATCTGAGGAGCGCCAACTTGGACCGGGGCTCTAAGCCCCCGCGCTGCTATCAACTCGTTCATCGGCGTCTGCCGCAATAGCTGCTGCTCGGCAATCTGCTGCCCACGGCCCATCAGAATGGTGCTGAGAGTTGATTGTTGAAGTTCTTGTCCCCGGAAAACAGCGTTGCTCGCAAGATCGGCCAGCGTATCGTTCTTTGCCTGCCGAAACTCCTGTATCTCGCGTTCGAACGCGTCTGTCCCTGGCGTTATCCCATTCGCCGCTAACTGACTCAAGAGATTGTCCTCGGCGATCTTGAACTGCGGCCCCAGCCGGGCCATCGCCCGATTGAAAAACTCGTCAGAGGCACCAGTAGTGAACGTATTCAGGTCACCAAACGACGGCAGCGCATAATCCGTCTCGCCCAAGGTAAAAGCATCGGTCGGCACCTGTCCCAGGCGCGTATCCGAGAGACCACCTACGTCCCTTTGGAAGCCTGCTTCCTGACCACGAAGCGCCTCATATTCCGGCCTTAAAGTCTGAAGCGCCATATAGCGGTCGGGAGCGATCTCGTCATAGGTCGTCGTGGAGTAAGGCGTGAAAAGATCAGTCCGAGCCAGCCGCGTCCCCACTCGCGCCGCCTCTATGTTGGCAGCGGCTTGCTGCCGCCCGACAGCGGGGTAATCAGTCAGTGGCGGCGCTTCCGGGGAAGAGAATAAGTCCTTAATGAAGCCCATCGCGTTGAACCTCCTTCCTGAGTATTACTGCAACCCGTTCGTAACCTGGAAGCCGTCGCTCCCATCCTGGGCGTCCAATGATCTCGACATTCTCATACCCGTGGGCGACAGCATGATCGTAGATATCGCGCTCGATTTCGATCAACTCGTCAATATGACCGCCCGCGAGACCAACCCGAATAGAGCTACCAAAATGAGCGGTTACGGCTACGGAAGAACCACGTTCGAAAATCTCGTAGTCCCCCACCAGCAGACCGCGCTCGATATCAGCCCTGGACACACCCTCGAATCTAGCCGTCGCGGGCTCGATGATGTCCCATATCCGATCTGAGATAATCACAAGCCGTTCCCTACCTCAAATTTCACGTCCGTCGCAAGCCAGCGAACAAACTGCTTACTCGTACTCGTCCGCAGCCGCACGGCAGCATTCCAGCCAATATCAGCCACGCTGAACCATGCCTGCGTCGTATCGACCGGCGCGGCCCATGTCGCGGTGCCCCAAGTCGCCGTTCCCCAGGTGCTTTCTTCCGACGTGGCCGAGTTCGGAGTGTATGCCGTGGTCGCGTCCTTGTAGTCGGTATCGAACCCGACACTGATCTCAAGCTCCGAATCGGACGCCATGACCGGGCGGATGGCGGTATACCGCTTCGGCCCTCCGCGTCCACCGAAATAGATGAACGCCGTCTTGGCTACCGCCTCAATTGCTGAACCATCGTCGTCGGTCCCCGTATCGGCCTTATAGACCTTGGTGCTCCCGCCGAAATAGAGATCGCTGTTGAAGACCACCCATACATAGGCGTTCTGATCGCGGAACCGCGCCCACGCGCCAGTCTCCAGATTGACAACATATTGATTGAATGCGCCGGCAGTAGAAGCCGGGACATTGATCAAGGCATACCCACCTCGGGGATAGAGAACGCCCTGCCAGCCAAACGTGGAAACGTAATTCAGAACCGCCTCGTTATAGGTCGCGCTGATCTTGCTGGTGACGGCAATATTGGGCGCGGCCTCGCCCGTGCCGAGCACCTGGGTCATTGGCACCACGCCATTCTCGGTGATCAGATAGCAATCACTGCCGATCTTGAGCACGCATCTGCGTCCAATCGGACGCCCAACGACATAGACCCCGACCAACCCCCATTTGTCGGCATCGGCAGGGTTGGTGCCGGCATACATCGCCATCTCGCCCTGGTCGGTCCAGAACAGGATATTGTCCTCGGGGCCAGCGCCGCCATCCCGCGTCCAAGTCGCGATCGCCTGGATTTGACCACCGAGACTGAACACCGCGCCCAGGTCGAACTCCCCAACGGTCCCGGCAATGCTATTGACCGGCAAATAGCCAAATGTCAGAGAATTGTTGAATGTGAGGAATAATCGTTCCTTGTAGCTCTCGACATTGACCACATCAGCCGCCGTGACGCCGGTCAGCGTGGGCGTAGCCCAAGCCGAGCCGTTCCAGTGACGCGGCGCGTCAGCGCCATTGCATATCCACAGGAACGCACCACCGCTGGTGGTCATATTGATCCACTGGAACTGAGCGTTCGTCAGACTCGTGATAACCGCCGAGCCCACCGCGCCGGCAGAAGTGACGTTGTAGACGTTCGCCCCCGACGCCGCGAACATCGTGTTAGCGGTGCCAGAGCTATAGACCATCAGACTTTCCACCGCCGCCGGGAGACCAGTGACGTGATCGTCAAAACCCTTACGCACCTGAACATGCCCACGAGCGGGGAAGAAGTTATCGAGCCGGATCGCATCCGTTTCGGGGATCAAATCAACCGAATCGCGCGTGTTTAGACCCCCAATAGGAGCGGGGATCGTCGCGCTGGAAGCAGTGGGGCCAAGAGCCATCAAGCTATGCCGAATCGAGCACGCAGAAGGGCTCGTTCTTCTTCGTCCATTTCAAGCCCCTGTGCATAGTGCTCCGCATATCTACCAGCAATAGAATCGGTATATGCCGGATATCCACTAGGGTCCGGCCCAAGAGCGTATCGGTTTGATTCAGTTGGAGTCAGTTCGGGCAAGTAAGGCCACGTAGAAGGATCAGAGGAAACGAAAGGCTGGACAGGAGGAGGCTGTATCCCCGGCGGGCGAGCAGCAAGTTGGGAAGGACGAGGCTCGTACTTCCGTTCCTCACCAGGCGGAAGATAACTGCCGATATTACTCAACGTGCTACCAATCCGTTCCCCAACCCCTGCACGGGCATCAAGTATTCTTGCGATAAATCCGCGATCACCATCTGATTGGTCGCCCCTATCTGGCGCAAAAAGTTTAGAAGCCAACGCTGGCCAGCCGAGTGGGGGTGGCAAAAAACTAGCTGCCCCAAGGATACGAGCAAGCCACGGGCGAATGTCCGCAGCAACCTGAGAAGCCTCACTAGCACGTTTCGTCTCAATCCCAGGTGCTGGCCTCGGCTGGGATAGAACACTGCCGCCCTCCGGGGTACGATAGTCGAGAGCTTTCAGCCCACCAGGGGTTACCCCTACGTCTCCTATCGATGCCACCGCAGATAGACGCCCAGCACCACCCTCCGAGATTTTCATTCTCAATTGGGCCTTGCCTGCCTCATTGAGCGTCCTCTCAGACCCAATTCCCTTCCAGTATTCCGGCGTGTTGGCTATGATTAGAAGATTAGCTTCTTGTCTTTTACGGCCAACGGGCAACAAACTAGCGGCCTGCACCGCATCAGGAAGATTCCAACGAGGAGCTGCCCAATTAATTTCCGGGGAAGACGGCACAGCCTGAGCTTGAAGAGCGTCAGAAGCCATCCTAGCTCGCGCCGCTCCTATTTGTGCCGATCCAGACGGGGCAGCCACGGACGGAGCAGCCAGCAATGGTCGGTCGTATGGGACTCCCGTTGTCGCAGCAGCGTCACTCGATCGCCAAGCTGCTTCCACGGGCAATGTGGCTGTGGCTTGTTCTCGTGCTGCCCGCCGTTCAGCCGGGGTGCTGCCGGCTAAACGTACTGTTTCGCTCGATCGCCAAGGAGCATGAACGGGCCGGTAGGGCATAACTCTCCCCGCTGCTCTATCTTGTTGACTAAGTCTGGGACTCCAAGCTGCTTCCGCGCGCGAGTCCAGAGGGGTTGTGGCGAACCCCGCAGGCGGCGTATGTCGGGCTGTGAGAAACGTAGCGCCACTCACCGGCTCTATTGCGTTCTCAGCGGTCAGATAGCGTTCCGGCACCATTTCTCGGGGCAGCCGGCCCGAGGCCACCAATTGGTCGTACTCTGCTTTGATTCGGGCGTCTTCCTCAGCCACCCCCCGAAGATTAATCTCGGATATTGCGGCCTCTCTGGCAGCCTGGTCAGCGAATGGATCGACGCGAGACGGGAAACCGGGGAGCGTTGGTGGCACTCTCATTGTGGGTGTCACGCTGCCCAGGTAGAAAGGTGACACAGGCGGTGTCTGGGCTGATGGCATCATAGGGCGTGAAAAAACCCCTGGTGCCGCCATCGTAGGGGCTCGCCCCCCTCCCATCGCATACGCATAAGCCCCCGGCGGCGGGAACGCGGGCACCCCACCAGCCATCACCTGTCCGCCACCAGGGGTAACGCCGCCGCCCCTGGCGCGTAACTGCTGCGCCTCACCAGGCGTGATGTAAGCCGGGATATGCCCAGGAGGAGCCTGGCGGTTTAGCGCCCTCCCCAGCATCTCTCCATATAAGTCTCGCGCCATCTGCTAAGTCCCGGTTGGCGATCCACCCGCTGATGTCGTTGCCTTCCCACGAGCACGGTAGTTCACCGTGGCGGGAGCGGGATTGAAAGTCCCATTGGTATTCGAGAACTTGGGAGACTGGCTCCCGCTCGCAGGGCCAAACGTCCCATGCGTATCAACCGGAGGCTTCTGCCTGTGATTCGGCCCATACAACGGACCAGCAGACGCCCTGCGAACGCGCGAGAATGGCGACCCACCCGCAGGGGTAGTCGCGTCAGCCCGCGCCCTATTCGCTGCTCCTATCCCTGCGCGTGTGTAGGGATATTCCGTACCACCGACTATCGGCATTGCTTTCTCTCCTAATTAGACCCCGGCGTAATTCCCCTCGGGCTCGTTAAGCGCCAAAATGACCGGGCTCGGCCCAGCCATGCGAAGGATCGCTTTCGCCCCATCGTGGCTGCTGTATTCGGCCAGTCGCGTCTGATACTCGATATACTGCTGGTCGAACGGCAATCCCTTCAGTTTCAGAAACCGCCATACCACGCCCAGCGTGATCAACTCCTCGTCAATCACACTGGTCTGAGCGTCTCCAGTGAATTTATCAGCATCCGCCGTCGATCCCCCCGACTCGTCAACCCAGTTCTTCGAGACATATTCGAAATTCACCGACTGCCCCACGGTTGGCGTCGGGTTCATCAGCAACAAGCCTCCTCGGATACGAAAATAATTCGTGATGTTGCCACTCACGATGGCCTTGATACGCTGCCATTGAGCGCCCGTAATCGGCCCGTAATACTTTCGATTGGTGGTTCGATTCCACATCGTATTGTTGCTAAACCGCCCAAAATCAGAGGCAATCGAAATCATCGTCCCCTGGCTCTCAGCGGCGATAGTGGTATGGGACGCTTCCTTGATCAGAGCCTCCCATCGGTACGTCTGGACAAGACCACGGCCCTCTTGATTGGCAACCGCCTCAAGCTGGATGACGGACGTGTCCGTCGATGCGGTAACCGCGCTAGGCGAAGTAATGCCGATTATCTTCGCGGCATCCTGACAGATGGTAAGAAGCGTCATCCCACGGTCCTGACAGGCTCGATGCCAGCCTGGTCTGCCAGATAATCCCGCGCCTTTCGGCGCAAGTCCACAACACCAGCGCCAAGCCCGTGGACCGACGCATCCGAAAGTTCGGCCAACTGCTCGACAGTTGCAACATCGCGGCGCACGAGCGTCTGTGCCCGACGTGGCCCAACGCCCTTGAGCGCCGTCAGAGATGTTCCCTCCGTACTCGTGCTGATCGCAATTCCTCCGCCATGCTCTTCGTATGCCGCCATCTCATGGGGGAAATGCTCACGCAAGAAATCAACCTTCTCGCTGACCTTATAGATCACGCTGTTCATGTCACCGACCCTACGCATCTCAACCAGATCGGGACCGCCATCCTCGCCGGGCAAGAACTCAATTCTCAGATTGCTCATAGACAGTTGTGGGGGGCCGTAAGACCCCCCACCCCCTGTTAGATCACAAACGACTTCGGATACGAGCCCATCCCAGCGGCACTTCCCGCTGTTCCGCCCCGCGCCGTAGTCAGCTTGATCCCATC